TGTGGCTGAAGCGACTGTTTGGACGTTTTTCTTCGCTTCCACGTTAAACTTGTGGGGCAACTCTTGTTGGACCCTCTTATCAATCTCACTATAATACTCATCTGAGTCAGTGTCAAAGCCTTCATTCTCTAATTGCTTATGAACAGCAAAGGCAACTGACGTTGCAACTTGGTCTTGTCCAAACCAAGTATTCTTTTGCGCCCACTCTCTAGCTTTAGGAGATGGCTCATTAAACTCTTCAGCTGGTTGAGCATATTGCTCTGGAGTTTGATTTTGTTGTTGTTCAATATAAGCAGCTTCTTGTGCTTCATACTGCTTTTGTGCTTGAGAATATTGCTCAAGTCTAGCTTTATCAGTTGTAGCTAAAGTTAAAGCTTCTGTAGCTGAAGCTATAGCTTCTGAGTCTCCGGCTTCTGTTGCTTGTCTTAATGCTTGTTTTGCCAAAGTCATTTGAGATTCAACCCTGTTGGTGAACTCATCACTGTAACTACTAGAGAAAGACTTTTGTTGTTGTCTTAATTTTTCGTTTTGGTCTTTAAGATCTTTGGCGTATTGAACCGCCATTAACTCTCTTCTTTGAAACTCTTTGGCTTGAGCTACTGCCTTATTAATTCTGTTTTGTGCTAGAGATGCTCTTTTCTCTACCTCAGATAAATCTTTTGCTTGTTCCTCTACTTTTGGAGAAACTGCAAAGTCTTCTTGAACTTCGTCTTCTGTTACAGGAGAAACTTCTTGAGAATCATCACCCAATGAAACTTCGACAGATTCATCGCTTACTTCTTCTTCAACGCGTCTTTTCTCAGGCACTGCTGCCTTTTCGATTTTCTCGTCTGTAATTTCTATGTCTAAATTTTCTGCTTCGTTTGCCATGCTTTACCTCTCTTATAAAGATTTAATATCGTCAGGATCTAGAATTGTTCCAATGATGTCATCATCATTAATAATTCTAACTTCGTGATCATCTTCTAAACGGAAACGGGAACCAGCATATCTGCCAATTAACACCCAGTCTTTTTCTTGACACCAGGGTTTGTCTCCATATTTTTCTGTTTCTTTATAAGCTAAAGGTCCAACCTTTAGAACGTAAGCAACCACTGTAGACAAAGATTCTCTGTCCATGGTTTCTTTAACGAGCTGAATACCGCCTTCAGTTACACCCTTACCTCTATAAGGTAAAACAAGAATACGCCATCCAGATGGATTTGGCATTCTGTCTAATAATGATTTACTGAGTAGTTTGGGATCTAGAACTCTTGCTTCTTCTGTTACAAAAGCTTTATCAAGTTCTAATGAGGCTTCTTTTTTTTCTTCTATATTTTCTGCGACTTTGTCATTCATCGATATCATCCATATGCAGCGTTTCTTTTAAATCATCTATGAGTGAGCGAACCGCCTATAACGCACCCATATGATATTTGTAATCTTCCATGGATTGTACATTCCCTGCTGAAAGACTGTCAACTAAATCCTGTTCTCTTTTGCGCAGAGTCTTAAAAAAATACTCCGCGAGTTTTACGCTATCCATGGCTCTCTCCTGCCTATGTATTTTTTATCTTAAATTAATTCTACCAAAGTCTGGAATCATAGATCGATTGTTATTAATTTTTTTCATGCTTACAGGTTTAATTGCACCAATGTTTGGTATGTTTGCAGCTGGAGGTGCTGGAGGTACATAATCAGGGTTTAGCCCAATTGGTTGTGGCATAGGCATGAATCTTTCTATGCTACCAGCCCCTAGATTGATTCCCGGTTGATACAAGAAATTATTATCTGCTAAATTTATTCCCTTATCTGTTAATTCTTGAGCAAATTTTTTACTCATGCCTTCAGGAATAAAACTTGGAGCTGGCGTTGGAGCTGGAGGCATTTCCATTGGACCCATTGGAGGAAGATCTCTAGGATCAGGCAAGAAACTATCGATTGGCTCTGGTTCACCCATTTCCATTCTGTCATTGTATTGACGCATGATGTCATCGTAGTCAAAGTTTAAAAAGTCAGGAAGGCCGCTAAAATCTAAATTACTAAAATCTGGTATTCCCGGAAAAGGAGTTTGGCCTGGTACATAAGGTTCAGGCTCAGGTACAGGAGAAGGAGTTGGTGTAGCCAACTGACCTTCAAGCTCTGCAATACGATCCATCATTTCTTGGAATCTTGTATCTTGAGCTGCCTGCTCTTCAGCACGCTGTGCCATCTCAGCTTCTCTTATTGGAGCTTGAGTTGCCTCGTACTGTTGTTGAAACTGTTGACCCATAGGAGATTGCATTTGACGCATAAACTGTTGCCCAATTGGATCGGGCGCTCTATCAGTTGGCATGAAAGCTTGGGTGGGCTGAGGTGGGGCATTGTAGCCTTGGGGGGTAAAATATGCTGGTCCACCCACAACCGCTGTTGGTCTGCCTATCGGCATGGGTTCTGGTGGTAATGCCATTTGGCCAGGTGCTTGACCCAAACCTTGAGAATAGCCAGGTACTTTAGATGGTTGACCATACATCTGATTTTGTAAACCAGCAGGTGCAACCATTGCATCACCAATCGCCATTTAAGAAACTCCGTTAAATTTAGTGCCTCGTAAAGCAGCTCCTCCACCACGAGATTTACCTTTGCCATATGGTTTAGGTGCGCCTGGGTTTGGCATACTTTCTACTTGCTTGTAGTTTACAGTGCCTTGGTCTTTGATGGTTACGCTTGGTTTAACGCCTTTTACTTTTTCCATTTTTATTACCTTTATTTTTTCTTGCCGCTTGTAGAGCAATCGCAATAGCAGTTTTCTGTTTCTTACCACTGCGTGTTAATTCACTTATGTTAGCAGATATTGTCTTCCTACTGCTACCTTTTTTTAAAGGCATATTATTTTTTCTTTTTAACTGCCTTCTTAACTACCTTGGCCTTAGTCTTAACGACAGACTTAGACTTTTTGGCTTTAGACTTGACCGTTTTGGTTGCTTTCGCAAGGACCTTGTCTGCATCTTTGTCTGCTTTTTTGGCGATCTTGTCGATGTCGATATTTGCATTCTCATTGATGATCGGTTGATTGCCATTTAATTTTGCCTCTTCTTCTTTCATTACAGCCTTGTTTATTGCTGTCATTTTTTGTCTAACTGAACTCATTTGTTACCTCGCATGATATCCATTGCTTTGAATTGATTTTGTTGTTCGATCCTTTCACGAGCAATTGTGTCTTTCATCATAGCAATTTCTTTTTGAATTTGTAACCTTTGCTCTGCAAGTTCATTGCCTTGCATTGCTTTCATTGCATCAAACTGTTGACGCTGCACAAACTCTTCACGCTTGCGTTGTACATCATCAGCTTTAATGTCTAGCTCTTTGCCCCTTAATTCTACCAGTGGATCTGGCATGGGTGGAGGTGGCATAAACATTTGATTAATTTGTTGCATTAACTGAGCAACCACCGCAGATACATCACGAGCCACAGAATCTTTTAGTTGTTGTTGATAACCCATAGACATTTCTGGTGGCAACATATTGATCTGTTGCATTGTTGCTTGGAACTCTGGGTTCTGAGCATTTTGTTGATCTACTATTTCAGCGGCCCTAAATGAAACATGCTGATAAACGTGTGCTTGTATAAGAGATAAGACTGGCGGATTCGATTGAGCAGTAATGGTGTTATACAAAGACATGTGTGAATTAATGTGTGCATCATGATCTTGTCCCATAAATGCTTGTTGGGGCAATCCTGTAATCAGCCCTGCGTTCTCACTTGCTGGGTCCATAGGTTGTGGCTGTGGAGGAGGTGGCAATAACTGTTCTATGTTTTGTACTCCCATGGCCGCGTACATTCTTCTATAAGCTTCATGAATACCATTCGGGCCATGAATCTCTGGATTGCTTTGTACTGTTCTAAGTAACTCTTGAGCCATCATGACTCTTTGCGCCATAGAGAAAGTATTCGGATCTGATATTGGTAAGACGTCTACACGCTCATCAAAGTCCACAGCCTTGATGGTTTGATTACCATTGGCTGTGTTGTACGGATAAGCAGGTGGCAAGTATTCAGCAAAAACCTTGGATAAGATTTCAAACTCAATTCTTTGAGATGCATGCAATCTTTTATGAATTGCAGACATAACTCTTGTGCCACGCTCAAGTAGAGCAACCGTTGTACCTACCGGCGCATTTTGATTCGCATCACCAATTTGCATGTCAGCAATAGATGCGAAACGCCGACCACTATCGACAAGGATTCCCAGGAGAGAAAGTAGAGTTTGAGAAGGTTCCTTGAACGGTAACGGTACAAAGGCGTCTCGCAAACTTCCACCGGGAGCGTCCATGTCTCTGAACTCACCTGGTTGTAAGGGTTGATCGTCATTGCGAATACGAATTCCACGCGCCTTAAAGCCAGCTGGTAAATTAGATAAAGTACCAGCGTCAATAAGCTGACGCAGAATAGAGGTCGAGGCTTTTGACAAGCCTCCGATCATGTGGGTTAAACCAAAGCCATAGAATCCTAGGCCTGGTAAAAATTTGTAATGCACAAAGTAATTGATGCGTTCTTTTAACGGATCGGTTTCTTTGTAGTTTCTTCTAATAGATAAAACTTTGTTGTTAGCCATGGTGACAATGTAAGGAAGTTTAATTCCTGTTTCTTCACCTTCAGCGTTTATGTCTTCAAAGCCTGGTATGTCTAACTCGACATGGGACTCAAAGACTTGACAAGTGTCATCGTCTGAATAGCTAGGCTCAACGCCCTGTAACTTATCGATTTCTTCTTGAATATCGTCAGTTTCATCTGGGTTGGTTGTGCCATAGTTTAGTTCTACATCACGATAAAAACCGATTTGTTGCAGTTTGCGTATTTCATTCATCGACATGTTAATCACATGAGTGATTCTTGTCGCGCTGTGTAAGTCTGTTGCTCCGTAAGGAACAATCAAGTCTTCACTTGGAATGAACTTAGAAACTGCCCTGCCTAAGTTTTGATCGTAATATACTTTTCTAAAAGCTGAACCACTCAGTGGTAGATAGAACAACATTTGATCTGTTTCAGAGTCATACTCACGCATGACTTGCATCAACTGATAGTTCATAAATTCTTGTACGCGTGATGCTTGTTGTTCTGTTTCAGGTGTGGCCATGCCAACTACCTGTGTCTTGACTGGACCCTGAGAAGGTAACAGCTCATTGTAAGCTTGCGCTTGAAACTGAGTTACGGATTCTGCTAATAAAGGATGCATAACACCAGAAGCTCCCTCAAAGGGTTGCGTTCTTTCTTCGTAGTTCATGCCAAGATACTCTAGGCCATCGCGATATGTTTTTTCCCATTCTCTGCGTGACTCTTTGTCAGCATCGATGTTGCCCATCAAATCATTTTTGACTGAGTTTAAATCTCCGTCATCAATAATATCAGCAAGGTTGGCATAGAAGTCTGTATCTTCCATGGGGGGAGTGGGCATGCCAAAAGCAATGTTGCCATCTTCAAGTTGCTCAAAGTTGTCGAAGTCTGAATCTTCTTCGGTTACATCAACTTCTAGTTCCATGCCTTTAGATCTATCACGAACTTTAAGTTCCATCTGCTCTTCGATGGTAATTGCTTTATCTACGTCTGCCATTTATCTCTGCCTGTATTGTCTAGCCTGTCTTCCACCGCCAATAATACCACCATTCTTCATCTTTGTTGGATTATCTTTATCTAGGTCTCTAAGTTCCTTTTTTATTTTTTCAATCTCTTTGGAATCTTTTGCATAAGTTTTTGGTGAAATATAACCAGAGTCAGCCTCAAGCCTTCTTTCTTTATTGTAAAGTTTATCCTTGAGTTTTTTCTTTAGGAGTTCTTTGGCAGCTTTTCTAGGCATAGCTTACTGGGCAAAAGTTTATCTTTTGCCTTTCATGTAAGCTTTACCGAAACCTCTTTTAG